CGCAGCGCAACGCTGCTACGCAGCGTGGTGCTGCTCGTCTATGAGTGGCTTGTTACGCCAACCAATAGCGTGCGGCTGCGCCCACCCGAAACAGGCTTGCAGTGCCTTGTTACGCAGGGCTAGTTACGCCCCTTAGCCGGAGGGATGTAGTTACGCCCCGTAGTTACGCTTCTTATGACCACGCACACCTTTCTGTCAAAAAAAAATTACAAAAAAAAATTGACCCCTGCGTAGTCCTTTGATTACCGGATTATTGATAGGTTAGTTACGCATCGGGCTAGTCATGGCTGACGCTTTTGCTAGTGCATTCTCCTTCTTGAAGGCTTTGCAGCCCTCGCCTCACCATATGGATGAGGGGTTATCTGAGGAGCAAATGCGCCACTACAATAACATGCAGCGAATGAAGGCACGCTTTGGTGGTCAGGTTGAACACCCACTACCTATGCCTGAATCTATGCCTCTACGCAACTTAAACCCCGGACAGTACCCATTCAGTGGGCCGGGTGGCCCAAGAATGAGCAGTCTACCTGACCCTACCATAGAGCCTGAAGGCGCAGCACCTGAGCCTCCTATGCATGAGTTACACCCATACATGATGCGTCACATAGAAGAACAGATGGGAGACCAACCTCGACCAATTAAACCAGTCAATGTTAGTGGTAACCCAATGGGTAGACTGAAAGAGGGTGACATACAAAACCTAGCAGACGAGTTTCATATTCCTATGAAGAAGGCATGGGAGTTTTTGAAAGCACTACCTGAGCAACAAATGTTCGTAGAGCGTAGCCCTCGTGAAAATATTACTGATGATTATGAAATACACCATGACGACAGACCGGAGATTGACCGCTACGGTGCTCGCTCACTGGGAACTGTTCACCCTGCTATTCTTGGTATGCTACAGCGAAGAACCGATGACTACCACCAACACTACGGCATCGCACCAAACTTGAACTTAGATTTGGGCGCAGACGAAGATAGGAGAATGGAGAGTCATAGAAGGCGATTTGGAGAATACCGAGATAAAGACTTTGAAGGTGCTGGAATGAGTATCGCTCAAGGCCCGGATTTTAACCGAAGATTATATGACGGTGATGGAGGTTTCTTCGGTGGTGGGGCTTCGGAAGAAATTGCTCACAACCCTGACAGGGCTGCACCGGGAAATCCATTCGGTTTCAAAGAAGGGCGATTTGAATATGGCCCTTACAGTCATAGACTTTCTCACCCTACACAAGATGAACTATGAGGCTGATTTGATGTGTCACCTTTTGAGCAAGCCTACCAAGTTCTAAAAGACGACCAAGACGACCCACGATACAGACCTATTTTGATGGGTGATTGGGGAGAAGATGACTACGGTGGGCGAGACAAAGTTGAAGAGCGATATTTACCACAGATTCTAAGAGACTGGAGAGGCGGTAGGTCAGGAACAATAGGTCATGGGGCAAACCGATATGCGTTAGTTGGTGACAAGACTGTAGAAAAAATACCTCAAAGTTGGGGTTATGCACAAGATAGAACTTCATTGGCTATGATAAATGCACTTGCTTCACTTGGTTATCCTATTCTCCCTGAAAGACCTATTGCTACAAATAACCCTCGCTTTTTCCCAACAGAACAAGATAAAGTAGACATGAGTTTTAGAGATTATATTGACCCATTTATTTATGCTGATGATGAAGAATCACAAAGAGAATTGAAGGAACATAGACGGGCTTTTATGAATGAATTAAGAGACCTTGACACAGAGGTTGCTGAATCAGACCTAGGATATGCTTTAGATGTGGGTGACATAATAGAAAATGAAGAAAATGTAGGCTATGATAAAGACGGAAATCTTGTAGCAATTGACCCCTTTGTAAGCAACGCTTACCCACTTCAAAGATTTGGGCGGCTATTACATTCAATGACTGGGCCAGTAGGCGGAAATGATAAGGCAGAGCGATACTTTGGTAGAAAGGCAAGACAGGGTGCTGGTGGAAACTGGCGTAGAAATCCCCATTCAGGTAGAAGTCAAAAAGATAAGTTGAAGTGGTTGTATCGAGGCTTCAAAAATGTACCTCCAATGCAACTTGACTCGTTTACTCAATTATATCACGACCAAGAGCAATTCAAACCGTGGGATGCTGCTGAGCAAAAATTGCTTGACGACCCTTCTGCATTTGGTGAATACGAGCCAAATCCAACTCAAAGAGAACAATTAGAAAATGTAATTGCTGCTGGTCGTGGTAATTATAGAGCAGCGGGTAATGCTCTACAATGGATGAATACTCCTCCTGAGCAAAAACGCTTGTATGAGTTTGGTGATAATGAACACGCAAGGCGTTACAGATATATGTTAAACACCTTAAACAAACCTGAGCCTTCATATGACCCATTTTAATTATTTGAAAGACCACTAGCCTTTTATCAAGCAACATCATCGGATTAAACATGACCGCATTTGACGATGCCTTTTACATATTGAAAAACGAACACATGTTTGACATGGCATGTGATGCACTGCTCCGCAAAGGCAAAGCCGAAGAAATGATACAACTACAACAGATGAGGCAGTTTGTTCTTGACAATGAAAACTCACCTGACCCAGCAAAGCGACAAGCGGCTGAGGACATGTATCAACATCTAACTCGCATTATGAGTGCTCAGTCACGCACTTCACCTATGGTAGCACCTGAAGGGCCAGTTGGCGAAGGTGGTTCTATGGGTGCTATGGCTGGTAGTGCTCAACCACCTGAGCATCCAATGATGAAGGCTTGGGACTTCTTTAAGTCAAACTTTTGATGCCGCTTGATAAGCGATATGCTTTTGTTTAAGCACGCTTTGGCATTAGATAATGCCGAGTGACAACTACGACTTCATGGTGGGATATTCCCCTGATGAAATCGAGAAGTTTAATCCCTTGGCTTTAGGACAAATGGCTTTGCGTGGTCTTGGTAAGATTAAAACAGGTGTAAAAAATCTTGCTAGTAAAGTAGGTGTCAAAGGCGGAGGCTCGGTAACAGAAGCAGCAGGTGCTGCAAAAGAGGCAACAGGTGCTGCTGAAGGTATTGCTAGTGCTGCTGAAGCAGTGGAGTCTGCTGCACCTAAGCCGAGTTTACCCAAAGCAAGTGATGGAACAGACAGCGTACCTTTACCTGAATCACCTGCTGCTGAACCAGCGGCTGAAATGCCTGAACCTGAAGAGGCAAGTGGGGCTGGTGGTAACAAGACTGATTACAAAAAAATCGGTATGCAGTTAGCCGGACAGATGCAAGCACAAAATGCTCAGAGAAAACAAGCGCAAGAGCAGCGTGCTATGGATATGGCTAGGCGTGGTGCATCGGTACAAACTGGTGAGCCAATGAACCTCGCTTGGCGGTTGCTCAAAGAAGAAGATGATGAAGTTCCCGACCCTCGTAAGTTCAAAATGCCTCAAGAAGATTATGTCGAGGCATTAAGAGAAAGAGCAAAGAGAATCAAAGGGCGACAAGCAGACCCCAACATGGCTGAGAATACAGAAAATGTACCAATGGGTCTGAAAGAAAAAGTGCCATTTACTCAGCCACCGGGCGGTGGGCCAATTCAATTACCGACTAAATTAACGCCCCCTAACGCTAGTCAAGGAATACAAAGAAGAGTTCATCCATTTACAAGAGAGGGTACATTTGAAGGATTACCACTAGATACACCTGATGCTGACCCTAAGAAATACTTCACTCGTAGTGAACCAATGGAAATTGCTATGCAGTTACTAAAAAGACAAACTACACTTAGCAGTTTTGACCCAATGGAGATAGAAAGAAATCTTATGAGTGGAAATAGTAACATTTTCATCGCTGCTAAGCCGGGTAATCAAAAACTACCTCATGCAGAACTTACAAGATTGAGCGATAATATGCTTGAGGAGTTATCTAATTTGAAAAAGGTACATGGTGAGTTTGGGATTACTAGCGCAACAGGTAGAGCGCAGTGGGATGCTGAGCCATCATTTATGCTGACTAATGTACCTAAATCAGCAAGAAGAGCCATTAATGATTTAGCAGCAAAATATGGTCAGCAGTCAATAGCAATAAGTGAACAAGGGCAACAAGGTGTAGACTTTGTTACTCCTAAAGGACAGAACCAAGGTAGTTTTAGTAGTATGGAGTTTGAAGAAAATCCTATGTATTCGACAGATTTTGGTACGGGTCAAAGACTTACTTTCAAAGGTAAGCCAATAGATATTGCATATCAATTGTTAAAGTTTGAAGAACTAACAGATATGCACGCACCTGCTCCAAGAAACTTCAATGAGTATTTTGGTATCAAAGATTCATGGGTGAGTTTACCAAAAGAGGGGATGGATGCACGACCTCAATTATATGATGAAGTAGCCAACGCTATGAACATCGCTTACAAACCAGTGGGTGGTCACGATAAATACAGTGATGGTAATGATTTGAAAAATGAAGGCAAGCACGCTCGATATGATATGATTGACAATGACCAAGACCCATATGTAGACGCAGCAAGAGTATTTTCTCAACAAGAGCAAGGATTCAAAGCATCTATTACCGCACATGACGGACAACCAGCAGCAAAGCGTGCTGCTGTAGACCATATGTTGGAGCATATGCAAATACCGGGTCATTACATAGAAGTCAGTGGGGCATGGCCTAGAATCTTTGACAGACAAGGTATGCAACCTATTACGGACTATGACCATATTAGAGAATTAGTAAACAGACCTTTGCGTGAAACTGAAACAGCACCCGGTACTTACACTCGCAAAATAGGAGAGAATGAGCGAGAGAAGCAAATATTTGGCTCACCAATGAGAGATGGTGCTACTTGGGCTGATGATTTTATGCAACAAGCAACAGAAGCAAGTAGAAACAATTCGGCTCTAGTTTTGAATGATTATAATTTTCCAAAATCAGTAGGGGTGATGTAAAATGAAACCGTTTGATATAGCATGGGATTCGCTTGAAAAGAAATTATGCCCTGAAGGTAAAGCCGCTGCAAAACGCAAGTTCAAGGTTTATCCTTCAGCCTATGCTAATGGGTGGGCTGTGCAATACTGCCGTGGTAAGTTCAGGAAAAAGGGGAAAAAGAAATGATACCTCTTGAAGCAGCATGGGCTGTAATAAAAGCCAAAAAAGATGCACCAAATTACCGTAAGGCAACTGGGTCAAAAAAATGCGGCAATTGTAAAGCATGGGATTCATCAAAAACTGATGACCCAATGACTGGTTATTGTGAGTGGTACGACTTTACTTGTAGAGCCGACCATGTATGTGATGCTTGGGCTGGTGAGTAAAATGCCTGAAGAGCCTCGCCCTTTTGCCATGATACCTATGAGGGATTTATCAGAAATGTTGAATCCTAATTCAGACAAAATAATGAGGTTATTAGATAAACACATTCCTAGAAGTATGCTGTCTTTACCTATTAGTGGTGAACAACTGAGTAATGTGCTCGATGAACTTATACGGGAGGCAAAGATAAGAGAGCGTGACCAAGTATATTTCCCTCTACCTGATGAGCACCCACTTAGCCAGCAATCAATGTTTAGAAATGAAACAAAGTTTACTCCTGAGTTTCAAGATATAATGACAGGCGAACCAATGGACATCGCTTGGCGTTTGCTCAAAATGCCTATAATAGACACTGACATTCCCGGTGTCCGTATGGGTTACAATGAAAAATGGATTCATCCTCATAATTATCCTGAACCTACTATTGGTACTCAACCGTATTTTACAGATTTTGACAATGAGAGTATGAGTGGTGGTGAACCAAGTAATAAAACCCATATTGGTCAAATGACCCCTAACGAGTATTTTGATGTTATACAAGCCCACTCTGAAAAAGAAGGTGGAGTAGATAGAGGGCATTTTCAAGCACCACCCATACCCGATAGAGATGCAGAATATAGATGGGATGGAATGAAGTTTTCTCTGTTTGGAGGTAATAGCCGTAAGAATATAGCCCGTATCATAGAGGGTATCAAAGAAGGAAAACCAATTGGTATGCCCTCGTTATATTTCCGAAATAATGAGTTTACCGGAGAACAAGATGGTGGTCATCGCATGGAGGCTCTAAGACAAATGGGACATGGTGATACACCAGTACCTGTGTTCCTTGAACACTATCCTGAAAAAGTCAAAAAAAGTGGTATGAATAAAAATCTAAACCGATGGTTCAAGGAAAAGTGGGTTGATGTATCTCGTAAAGACAAGGATGGTAAGC